ATGTCTGATATACTGGTTACTGGCTTCGCCATCTCTCGCAAGTTCTTTGTGACTTCCTTGACGGTCAGTTGGATGCCTCGTTGCATCTCTGTTGGGGACAGTCCGCTTGCAAGATACTTTTGTGACTCTCTGAGTATTGCTCTCGCTAAGACCGTAGACGTGGTTGTTCCATCGCCAGCAGTGCTGTTTGTTTCAATGGCTGCTTGCTTGATGATGCTTGCGCCTGCATTCTCAAATGGATCGTCCAAAGACACAAAATGTGCTACGGTTACGCCATCCTTCGTGATGAAGGGGTTCTTGCCCTTTTCTTGTAGCAGAACATTGCGACCTCTCGGTCCAAGCGTTGACGCAACATTGTCTGCTAACTTGTTTGCGCCGTTCATGATTTTTTGTTGTAATGATTGATTATCGTCGTATTTTCGACCCATTAGTACCTCAAAGTTGTGTTTATTATAATCAATTTTGTATGAAATGTCAAATACTATTTATCAGTATCTCTGACTTCTTCAGTGCCGGCTGCAATAGACTCCGCATCGTCCTTAGCATCTACAGCTAGCTTATCATCTTGAAGCCCGCCAGCAACATAAGCGTTCAAGTTGGAAGAAAGATCTTTTAAGTCGCTAAAAATAGTGAAAATCGAGTCATTGACTGCCCCAATGGATGCGTCTAACATGTCTTGTAGTCCTTGCGCGCCAATATTAATAACACCAATACCAAATTGGCCATAAGGGAAAAGGTCGTCTTGATTGGGAATAGTGCCCAACTTAGCGAGATCGCCTTTAGACAATTCAAACTGTTTGTTTCTAAGATAACCTTCTGTAGATTTCATAGCCATTTCAAACAACTCTGGAGAACCTTGCTGTTGAATCTCTTTGAGTCTCTTGAAAGATTTTCCCTTGGGCATAAATGCTAATTCTTTGAACTTTTCTTTGCGCGCTGTACCTTTTCCACCAGCAGTCCTGCGTGCTGCAACTGCTTTGCCGTAAGCTGCGTCTATAATTTTCACAACGGCTTCTGGTTCTTTTCCTTCTAAATTCATCTGATCAATCATCTGCTTGAGGATGCCTCTAGGGATTCGATCGCCTTGGAAGTATCCAAAGCGATATTTTGGATTGGCTTCTAACTCGCCAGTCTTCATGTCTATAATATTAGCTAGCTCTGCTTCTATATTAATATTAGCAGGATCAATCCCGGCTGCTTGTGCAAGTTCGTTTACCTGATCAACAAAGCCAGAGATAATGGGCTCTAAGTTTACATATGTCTGTGCTGGGACTGATAAGAAATCTTTTAAATCTCCCGATTCTTGTAATCTCTGCTCAAGTTGCTCGATTGGTTCGGCAAAAACAGAAGGTATCTTAACTAGATCTAGTTCTTTTGGTTTGAGCGCAAGTATATCCAAGAAGTTATCCTTAGTAAAGTTGAAACCATAAAAATTTAACTTACCTGTTTGTTCAAGCCCTGAGCCTTTGAGGTCTTTCGTAACAACAACATATTCCATGGTCGGATATTGACCGGTGAGATCTTCAACCAACTGCTTATAAGAGCCGCCAACCTTTAGTGCTCCTTCTTTGTATAGTTTTAAAGAGATAGGGCGTCCACCTTTTTCAACCACAATATCAGCGATGGTGGCGGCGGCTGAAGCTGGAATCTGGCGTCCAGTTTCTGCATCCAAAAGAACAGCCAAAAACGACTCAAACGAGAAACCAGCAGAGGATGCGTTAAAGTTTGTAATAATGTTTGTTAGCGTTTTATAGAAAACCAGATTAGAAATTACTGCACTGATTTGTTGGCCCGGAGTATCGCCTTGCTCGGCTGGGTCTGGGTTTTGGTAATATTCGTCCAGAGCCTCAATCTTAGCTCGTAAATCTCCACCAGGAGCAATGTTATTGAGAAACTGCGCCAAATCTTGGCCGGCAGCAGTTCTGACTTCCTTGCCTTCACCATCGGGGGTGGCTAAAGAACCCCAACCAATCTCCGTGATTGGCAACGTGGGGATGAGGTCGATGGTAAGTTTCTGTGGTTTCTTACTTTCTCTTTCTACTACAACAGATTTATCATAGACCACCTTAGTGACGGCGTTAATAATTTCCTCTAACTCTGTGAGTACTGGTGATGCTTGTTTTTTCTCTCTCACTTCAATGAACATGTCTTTTTGATAATTCGCCATTTTAACTTCCCTATATAATAATATCTGCGATGCCGTACTCTACGGCTTCCTCTGCCGTTAAATAAACGTTGACCTTGCGTTCCAGCAGTTTCTTTAATTGCTTCTTGGTTAACTTAGTCTCGGCAACCAAACAGTCAATATACATTTGTTGAATTTGTTCCACTGCCTCCATCTCGTTAATGAGGTTGTGGAGTGGTCCGTGGTTTCCTGAAATAACAGAGTGAATCATAACGCGGCAGTTTGCACCGATCTTGCGCTTGCCTTTTGTACCGGCAGCAAGAAGAATGACGCCTGCCGACATAACCTTACCAAGACCAACAGTATGGATCTCGGTGTTCTCGCGGACTGTTCGCATAATATCGTACATGCCGAACATATCATCCGCAGAGCCACCATACGTGGAGAGATAAAAAGTTATCGGAGTCTTGGTTTTGTTTACTTGGTTTACTTCGTTTAAGTAAATCATTGCGTGGATAAGTTCAGCGACTCGCTCCTCTGAAACATCAGCAAACAAGCCAATGCTGCGCAGATCTGGCTCTTTGCGCTGGGGAGCCATTTCCATCATAAGCGCCTGAGCAATTTCTTTTTCAAGTTCCGCCATTTGTTGGGCTCTCTTCTGGTCAGCCACTTGACCTTCATCTGCTTCTTTGATACCAATCAAATCTTTAAGTTTGTCTAACATTAACTCATCCTCCAAAATTCAAGAGCTTCTGTCTTATGTCTTTGAAGATGCGCCATCGCAGAAGTCCAGTCGCCAAACTCCAAGCCGGGTTTGAATGCGTCTGGTGTTTGAAGCAGCAATTGATCCACAACTTGCTTTTTAAAGTGTTGAAGTTCTGTTTCACACTTGTCTTCAAACAACTTTAAAGTCTTATCGTCTTGCTCGCTTTCTTTTAAATATTTCTTCATTATCTCTTGGGACATAAGGTAATTTTCAACTGCCCTAACAGCCATCAATAAATAGATGATACGACTTGATTTTATCAATTTTAATGATATGCGAGTTGTGTTCAAAAAGTAAAACGTCTTGCAGGTTACGTAACCAAAAATAAAAACAAGTGCGTGTAGCCACCAAATATCCATAAGTCCCCTAAAAAATAACCACCGGTTTCCCAGTGGTTAATTTAATGGTTTGTAAAGAGAATGTCAAGAACTATTTTGCAAGACGCTTCATGATTCTCTCTGCGAGATCATCGACCATCTTGTCTTTGTTGTCTTGTGCTTGAAGTCTAGCAGCGACACGACGAGCAACCTCGTTAACGAGATCTTCTTGCTCCATCATGGGCTCCTCTTCCTCTTCGGCACCCATCTCCATGTCCATCTCTGGTGCTGGAAGCTCGGCTTCTTCCTCTTCCTCGGCACCCATGTCCATTTCTTCTCCATCCATCTCGGTAGAGACTGGCTCACCTGTAATGTCCTCTAATGCGGACTCAAGTGCGCTCATGAAGTCTTCGATAGAAACCATCTTTGAGTCGGCTCCCATGTCCATAGCAGGCTCGTCGCCCATATCCATGTCCATGTCCATCTCGGCGTCCATCTCAGGAGCCTCTTCTTCTTCGGCACCCATATCGAGTTCCATTCCGGCTTCTTCTTCCTCGCCTTCCTCTTCATCACGAGCACCGGGCATTTGTCCATACATTTCTGCAATTCTTTCATCACCGATGGGACGCAACTCAGCCAGTTTCATAAAGCTGCGGATCTCTGATTCGGTTAACAGGGGTTTTTGAGCCATCTTTTCTATTCTCCTTGAAAATGAGTCAATAATAAATAGTTTGTTATTTTGCAAAGTCTATGAATTTTACTCATAGTCTGTTCTGCGTTTCAGCTTAATTAGTGCGCTTTCTTCAATTTGCTTCACTCTTGCAAATGAAATTCCCAAACGCTCTCCAACTTGCCTTAAAGTCATTGGTCCGTTCTGATAGATAGATATCAGTGAACAGTTCATTTCGTCTTCGTAGTCTATCCACATTCTGCAATCATCATTCGGACAACTTTCATTTAATTCCAAGCACACTCGCGAGCACGCCTTTAACCCATCGCTATTCATAGATCTGGATGCTCCTCTGCTATTAAGTCAAACAAGTCTTCAAGTTGGTCTTCTGAAAACCCAGCATCTTCCATTGTTTCTTTTCCTTTTTGTATCAACTTCTTTGACTTTGTTCGCTTCTTAACAGACTGGGTTTTTAGATCATCAACAAAACTTAATATTCTTTCATCTTGTTTTAAGTATCCAGTTATCATTGCTCTCAGAAAGTCTGACTGTTTTATATCGTCGTGCTTTAACCTTATGATAAGTTGTGCGTGGCGATGGTCAGTCTCTGTGAATACAACTTTCTTTGTAAGTTTGCCGTATTCTATTTCTCCGATGTCTTCTACCACGAGCGGCTCCTGATGTGAGTTCCGCTCTCGGATAAGCCAGAGTTTGTTTGACGCATAAACTCTGCTACCGCAGCAAACTCGGAAATAGAGCGAGCACCACTGTAAGATAGTCCTGACCTGATGCCGTTCTTTAAGTCCTCGAAGATCTTTGATACAGATCCACGATAAGGAACTCTTGCGCTAACACCTTCGTTTGATGAGTATTCTCCACGCCAGCCGATCTGTGCTTCCTTCGACGCCATACCACGATACATTTTCCAGCGAGTGCCGTCTGACTCTTCAAGCACCTTTCCGGGGGTTTCATCTGTTCCAGACAACAAAGAACCTACCATCACAGCGTCAGCACCTGCGGCGAATGCTTTTACAATATCGCCAGAGTTTCTGATACCGCCATCAGCAATGATCTTCACGTCTCTGTCTGTTTTGGCGCATTCAAGGATCGTATGCAGTCCCGGCACTCCGTGTCCAGTCTGAACACGAGTAGAGCAGATAGACCCACCTCCGATGTTGCATCGCACCGAGTCAGCGCCCCAGTCAGCCAAGTCATTGATGCCTTCCAAAGTTGCGACGTTCCCAGCCATAATGTGAAGATCCTGACCGAACTCTTGCCTCAACTTTTGCAGTGCTTCTTTCATCATAATGTGGTGCCCGTGAGCAACATCCACACAAAGATATGTAGCACCTGCGGACAGTGCCTTCACTGCTCTGTCCATAAAGTCGCCAGTCACTCCTATTGCAGCGCCAACAACAATTTGTTGCTTATCTCTTGCCCACGACAGATCTCGCGCCATAGACACATAGCGTGCTTCGACCTCTGGTGAGTTATACCGATGAACAACTGCTGTTCCGCCGTGGGTTCCAATTGCGGAAGCCATTGCTGCTTCTGAAACAGTATCCATTGGAGATGCTATCACAGGAAAGTCAAGCCTAACTGCCTTTCCTAGATCGGTAGAGATCGAAACCTCTGACCTGCTGCGAATGTCCGAGTAACGCGGTCTTAAAAGCACGTCATCATACGACAAGTATTCATTCATTATCTTTCTCTCTCTATAAAGTCTCTGATGTACTTGGAAGTGTACCACGTCTTTTCTTGTGGCTCTGGCGGGTCATCAAGTACTCTAACCCTTGGCTTGTGATCTGATGCGAAAGTCTTGATCACTGATATTGTCGGAACTCCGTTGAACTTCAACTTCTTTTCTATTATTTGATTGTCGTCAATGTTGAATGCGAAAAAATGCAGATCAGAATACTTCTCGTCATTTGAAATATCAACATAATAGTCTTGTAGTGCGTGACACAAGTGACAGTTATTCGAGTAAAACTTAACTATACACGTTGAGTCTTCCTTTACTTGTCCCGCTAATATCTTGTTTAGTGCATCTACCGACAGTCTATCCACGCTCATTTTCTATTGCCTCCCTTGCTTTGGCGATGCAGTGAGGACAAAACAGCCTCACTACTTCTTGACGCACGACAACATTCCATTCATTAACCATCTCTTTGTTTTTCTTATCAAATGGCTCTGCACACGCACTACATTGTTCTGGTAGTTTGCTGAACAAAGCCACTTGTTGGCTCATCTTTTCTGCGCTGTCGCTGCCTGTCTGCTTACTCAGACTTCTTCTTAGTTTTCGGTTCACTCTTCTTTCCTCTGACGCTCTTTCTGTACGTCGATGATCTCTTTTCTAGCTCTTCGCCACGGAGCGGTGTGGGCTCTGGCTCTGGTTCTTGCTCTTCTTGCGGGGCCTCTTGTGGTTGTGCTGCTTGTTGTACAGGTGGTGCCGGTTGTGGCTTGAGCGCAGGAGCATACTGCTGTAGCGTCAGCATTGCGCCTTCGTATTCAACGAGAGCGAGAGCGTGGCGACAAATTGTATCCACCGTGTTTTCATCAGCAGGGCTCTGGTATGCCTGCTTAAGAAGTCCGTATTGCTCAAGAGCCTTTGATTTAAGCCTTGTGATGGCTGCATTTAAAATTTCTTCGGTCATTGTTATTCTCCTTATCGATTAATAGTTTCTACACGCCAAAGTTCTTCCCCTCCGTCAAAAACCACAACAGCCGAGGGGAATGGTGCGCTGTTGTTGCTATCTCCAAACTTAAGTCGTCCCTTTACAAAATGAATCTCTGATGCCTTCATAACGTGGTCATGCCAATACTTTGTGTCTGTTCGTGCTGGAATGAGCATTACCACCTTTGTGTTCTCTTGTTGAGCAGAGAGCCTGGACTTCTCGATCCAGTCTTCGATGCCTCGACCGTATGGTGGATTAACGAACACTGTGTGTCCTGTCCAATCCTTTGATAGTCCATCTTCCGCTTCTGTGTAGAAGTTCGCACACTTTGTGTTGTGGATAGACGCACAGGGATCCAAATCAAACGGACCAAAGCGCCAGTTGAGTTTATCAAAAAACTCTTGTGGGGTTGCCCAGTTTCCGGTCTTGGAACTGAACATGGTTTGTTGTGTTTCTTTATTCATTGATTTTCCTTAAAAGTTTGTAGTGTGGGGATTTGTGATAGCATTTTTGCTACTTTGTCTTGCTGGACCTTAAAAACTGCCTGAGACGACTTGTTGGCTGAACTTAAACCGAGAAGCGCTCTTACTCCATTGTTCAAAACCAAACGACCTCTTAAGCCAAAATCATGTTCATCGCCTTGAGAGTCACGGAACACAATTTTTGCCGATGTTTTGCCTCGACCCCACCTAAACTGAGGCGTGTAGTTGCAGATTGCGTTATACAGAGGAGTGTCTTTAAAATTAAACGCATAATCCGTATTAGTAGTTGAGTCTGTTATAATAACCATAATGTTTTCGTTTTTATCCGCGACGTACTCTTTTAAAAGTCTCTTTAGTGTCTCGCCGCTCATTTCTCTCATAACACCATGGGCAGTCTCATTAAACAAGCGTCTTGCGCGAGAGACACTGGTATCTTCGTTTCTCAAACTCCTTGAAAGTTCTCTGATTGGTTCAAAGATTGTTTCTTCATTAATGGGTCGACTTGTGTTAATGTAATCAAATGATCCAGAAGCAATGCTTTTTTTACGCTTAGCAGAAATTAATCTGACGCTGTTCTGATCTTGTACCTCAACATCTTGTTTAAATTTAGTACCACCGCGGTGATTTACAGTAAAGTAATCTTCCAAGTTTGGCCAAAGTAGTCTCGCAAGGTAGGTTTCTAATCTAATCTTTAGATTATCTTCGTTGGCGATTCCTTCGTAGTGTACTGAGCCGTCTGTCCTAAAAGCCATTATCCTTCTTCCTTCACTCTTTTTTTGCAAATCTCTATTGCATCGGGGTTTAAATCAACGAGAATAAAATCTCTATTCAACTTAGAAGCAGCGACACCAGTAGTTCCGGAACCCGCTACTGGATCTAGTATAACATCACCTTCCACAGTAGTCAACTCGATAATTCTTTTTAAAAGAGAAACAGGCTTTTGTGTTGGGTACACTCTTGTTTCGGAACCTTGAGCCAAAGAATGTATATCATCCCACAAATCGGTACACGGTTTTCCACTAGATTCGTGCTTATAAATCTTCTTATATGGATTAGCGCCGGCTTTACTTGGAAAATGAATTCTGTCTTGCTCGATTAAGGACAACAAATCTTCTTTAGACAGGCGCCAACCATTTTTTGGAGCATAGGTCTTGCCGTTGTGAGTTATAGAATATAGCCTGTTCTCATTTTTGGTTTTTTGAGTAGTCGTGTATACAATGTGCCCAAGCGCATAGTTTCCTCTAGCGTCTTTGTTTTTATATGAGTTTGCAGCGTAATACTCATCCAACGGCTGATAGACCATGTTAAACTTTGGCTTTTTAGAATTGGAACACCACAAAATCACATCAACGGTCGAGCCCAGCTTTGTTTTGACGTTGTTCTTTGATCGCGAACGCTTCCAAAATATGGGCTGTACTTTTTTGAAGTGTTTTTCGCAGATCACCAGCGGTATCATCATTTGATCAGCAGAAATATGGAAGAAGAATGAACCATTTTCTTTAAGAAGTCTCTTACATTCTAAGACGATAGGCTCCACCAATTCAACATATTCCAAATTACTACTGAATACATCATCAAATCCAATATTACTGTCTGGATTGAGTCTATACTTTGCGTCTGAATTGAAAGGAGGATCCATATAGACGCAATCTACTGAATTATCCTGTAATGTGTTTAGTGAACTGCGACTGTCGCCTAGAATAAATCTACCCATCTGTGCTTCCAAGGGCTCCATCACCCCTATTGCTGATTGTCATTGGGTGCGCATATAGTTCAGACTCTTCTGCTAGCGTTGGACGAAAGTGAACCACCGGGGTTAGCACCAATTGTGCGATCTTATCACCCGGTGAAACACACTGAAGCTTATTGCCCACGTTGTGAAGATTGATGAACACTTCTCCATCATAGCCTGAGTCAATCACGCATGCACCAACAAGAAGCGATTTCTTTGCCGCCACACTGCTTCGATTTTTGACTTCCAGCATATATCCATGCGGTACTCCAAACTTCAATCCCGTTCCAAGAATCTTGCTATCACCGGGATGCAAAGCAACCGTAGTTGGTTCCTCTGGACTATAAAACACATCAAGTCCAGCATCCGATGGGTTAGCACGGTCTGGTTCGTGTGCAGTCGAACGAACTTTAGCATATTCAATGATCATTGGTCACCACTTCCATCAAACAACTTAAAGTTATCGTACACCTCTTCGATGTCGAACTTGCCCTTGAACAAACGGTATGCCTTCACCGCTGCTCGAATTTCCTCTGTCGTGAGGTATCCGTTGCTTCGGAACTCCGTGCGCAATTCGCGGCGTTGTTCCTTGTAAGGCTCCATTGCCTCTTCAATCGCATTAAGGCTGCGAATATACTCCTTAACATATTGCTTCTTTTGGTCAGACATTGACCCTCCTTTTAGTAACATATAAAGTATAACTGGTAGCTTCTTACTCGTCAACAGTTTTTTGTATGTTTATTCCGAAAAGTTGTCTCATAAACCTTGCGACCAGATCGTCTTTTTCTTCTTCTGTTTCGCATTCTGAGAAAAGATAATTATAAGTTTGCTTTGCTGCGTGTACTGAGTTTTCCAAGGTTACTATTTGTGCTTTCATCCATCTTATTTGCTGTTTGTAGTTTCTAGGTGTCGTAACATTCAACTCATTCGCTATTTCAAGCAAAACGTGGTATTGTTTCTTGTCGAGGGCTTGTTTAGCAGAGTTAAACTTCTCAACTTTGTCTCTTCTTTCTTCGTCTGACTTTATCTTGGACAACTTATCGGGGTGTAGTTCCATCGCCAGTCTCCTGAAGAGTTTATTAAATGACTCGTGCATCTCTTTATCGTCTTGAGTCATTTGATATTCGTTCGGTGACTCTCCCTCGTTGCTCTCGTCGTTTTCGTCGTCTTCTGCTGTCGTATATACAGGAGGCTGAGTATATCGTATCATTTGCTGAATGTCTTGGAGCAACTGAGTTGTTTGCTGCACACCTTGTGGTCGATCATCGATGCCGTACATTCTTCTTATTCTTTCTTCGTTCTGTGCATTGAGTTCCTGTATATCAATTTCTAATTTCTTACAGAACTGATCGTAGTGGTCGTTGAACTCTGCGGAAGACTTTTCAATTATATCTTGCAGATACTCGTTCTCTTCGTGAAGATAAGTTACCTTATTGACCAACCTTTGCCATCTTAATTTTAATGTAGCAGACATTGAAAAACCCTCACTATAAATAGGGCTATGTTAAACTACTTAAAGTCAAACTTGACTCTTGCCTCTATTTTAAACTCTGGGACGTGTAAGTGGTTGGCTAAGTTGTGCTTTTTGCACTCGTCGGCATCAAGAAACCAGTCGGCGTGACCTTTTTCGTGAACGATATCTAAGAAATAGTCCTTATGATGTCCACAGTTTTCAGCCATCATCTCAAAGATCTTCTTGTTGAGGCGATCTGCTTCTGCTGTTGATGCTTTCATTTCTTCGATCTTGTCCCAAGCCATAGCACTCACTTCGTGAATCATAATAGTAGCGTCAGGATCCACATATCGCATACCTTCTGCGCCGAATGAGAATAATATTGCTCCACAAGACATCGCTTTACCTTCGACGATAGTAGCGACAGGAATGCGACTGTGTTTGATGTTTGAGATCATGGACATTAAACTATACACTTGTCCACCATAACTATCAATAACAACAGGAAGTACTGGCTGTCCTGTGGTTTGCGCTTTCGCAACCGCAGCGGCGAATGCTCTCGCTGTTGCTTCGTCAAATTTATTGACTCTTGCGACGATCGGAAGACCATCTATGAATGCCGGCTCTTTGAGAAGTGGGCTAAATGTTTTAAGTACGTTCATGATATTATCCTAGAAGTTTGAAGTTCCGCCACATCGCAAACGTAGAAAACCCCCAGTTTTCATCATAATCAAGTTTCGCCATGTAGGGTCGGTTAAGTTGCACTCGATCCTTTTCAGGATTAATGCCCCAGCACCTAATTCTAGTTAGTTCATTGTTGGAGTCAATGACTTCAAGGATCCAATAAAGTTTGCCTTTCTTTGTTTTCTTCTCGTTGACTTTGCGAGGAATAAACCAGCACACTTGCAGATCCGGGTCAAACTCTGAGATGGGTGGAATAAACCGATCTTGAAGGTTTTGGATCGTCTGTGGTGTGATAACCAAGTTGATCGGGAAGACACCTGTGAGATCGGTCTTGAACTGAATTATCTCTTCCTCGGAGAAGTCGCCTTCTGGTCGATAAAGGTCTAAGTTCTCTTGGAACTTCTTCAAGTTCTTTGGTCGATCCACAACACACGTTGACCAGAAGTGCTTACGTCCTGTGAAGCGGTCATCCACGATCTTATCCAAAGCGCCGCCCCTGCACAGAGCGTCAAGAGCCTTCTTATTCAACTTGCTGTATGATACTCCTTCTCGGAACAAAAGGTCTTCTGCGTTAATAAACGGACGGTTGGTAAGCACTTGTTCAATTGCTGACTCGCCAAGACCTTTGATCGATGAGAGCGGTTGAATAAGTGTATTGCCGTCTTCGGAGATCTCCCACACCATACCTGACTTGTTGATGTCTAGCGGTGCGATAGAGAAGCCATACTGCTTTGCGATGTTGATGGCGTGCTCTTTGCGTGCTTCTGGCTCCTTGTCCAAGAATGCAGCCATCCATTCGGCAGGATAGTAGTTCCACAGCCACGCACACTGGAAGGAGATAATAGAGTAAGACACAGCGTGTGACTTGTTGAAGCCATAGCCTGAGAAGTATTCAAACTTATCCCAGAGTGCTTGTGCTTCGTCTCTATTGATCTTGTTTGCAACACAACCATTGATAAACTTCGTGTGCAGAATGTCCTTCACGGAGCCTTTGCCTGTTCCCTTCTTCGTCAGCACCTTGCGGAGCATATTGCCTTCATCGAGCGTCAAGCCACCCAACTTGTGAGCAAGCAGTGCGATCTGCTCTTGGAAGATAAGGAACCCGAAAGTCTCTTGTGTGATGTCATGTGCATCATCGTTAAGATACTTGATGTAGTGCGGGCTCTCCTTTGCCTCAACGTATTCATCGTGGACGTTTGCAGCCAAAGGACCGGGACGATAGATAGATGTGATAGCAGACACATCAATAATATTACGTGGCTTTGCTCTCTCACAGAACTTTTGAGCGCCGGACTCTGTGAACTGGAAGACGCCTGCCCACTTACCTGCGTGGAAGATATTCTCATAGACTTGTTGGTCATTTAGATCGATAACATCTGGATGCAAGTTCTTTTCGTAGTAGTCTCGGATCTGTGCGAACGTTGGGTTTTGGATATTGTGATGACGCTTGAGAATGTGGTAGATCGCACCTTCCATCATCTTCAAGGTAGAAAGACCCAACAGATCGAACTTAATGAAACCCATCGGCTCAAGATGTCGGACGTTCTGACCTTCTGCCCACGGAGCCTGACGGACGCCGCCAGAGTTGATTAGGGGCATATTCTTGTCCAAGTTCTCCGCGATAACCACACCACCAGCGTGACGAGAGCACGACCGAACCTGACCAACAAGACCTTCAACGTGTGTCTTGACTGCTGGGTGTGCTGCAAGATACTTTTGCAGCGTTGGAGAGAACTCCATCACCTCTTCCCAAGTCGGCGCATACACACCAGCCTTGATACCGTGCTTTTGCTTTGCAAGCGGTGTAGCCTCGCGCATCATAATAGACGTGACGGTATTCACTTCTGTGAAAGGAATATCGTACAATTTAGAGATGTCCTTGATCAAAGACTTCAATTGAAGAGTGTTCCAGTTTGAGATCGGAGCAACACAGTCCTCACCCCACATCTCAACCAACTTTTCCTTCAAGGTCATACTATCGGACACATCATAGTCAATATCTGGATAGTCTGTTGCATCAGACCGCAAGAAGCGAGAGAACAGAAGACCATTCTTGATAGGATCAACTTGCGTGATGTTAAGTGCGTATGCTACCAGAGAACCTGCGGCAGAGCCACGACCCGGACCTGTGAGCATCATATCGGTTGCTACATCGACAATAGACTTCATTGTAAGGAAATACTTTGAGAAGCCTCGGTCATCAATAACATTCAACTCTTGACGGAGGCGATCTGTGTATTGCTTGTTTGTGTGTAGTCCCTTGTCTTTGAGCCCTTCAAGCGCAAAGTTAACAAGTGCTTGTGTTGCTGTGAAACCTGCCGGCACAACAAACTCGGGCAAGCGAACGGTGTTGTCGGGCATAAATGACTCAATGCGCTCGAATGCGATGCGATGAGTTTCCTCGATAGAGCGAAGAATAAGCCCATCATCATATTCAAATCCACAAGAGTCAGAGTATTGCTTATAACTCTCCCACATCTGGTCGCCGTTCTT